TGAATCATAGAGCAGTACAATCTAAAAAAGATCAGCAATGAATATCACGGGGCCTGCCCGAATTGCGGTGGCAAAGATCGGTTCTGGATTAATAATCACCAAGGTGAGATAAAGGTAAATTGTCGGCAATGCCAAGACTGGAAAAGGATAATTGATATAATGCGGCAAGATGGCCTATACCCCGAATTTAATCCGCCTAAAAATCAAGATGACCCCAAGGTTTACGATTTTCCAGAGGTGAACGACGAACACCCATACCTTGCCCGCAAAAAGATCAAGCAGCACAACGCAATCATTGACGGGCCAGACCTAAGCATTCCCATTATCGACGCAAAGGGAAAACGCGTAGGCACGCAATTCATCGACGAAGCTGGCAATAAAAAATTCAGCTATCAAATGCCAGTCACAGGCAATTTTTCAGTGATCGGCGGTAAAATCACAGACTTTGCATATATTACAGAGGGCTGGGCTACAGCATGCAGCGTGCATGAGGCCACAGGTAAGCCAGCCGTATTCGCGCTAAACGCGGGCAATATCCCCGCTGTCTGCGAGGCATTACAGGCAGCTAAACCAAACGCAAAGCTAATCATTGCGGGGGATAATGACGAAGCTGGCCGTAAAGCCTGCGAAAAAGCATTTGATCTATGCGGGGTAGAACATGTTTTACCTGAACGCGATGGCAATGACTTTAACGACGTATGGATAGCCAGAGGTCCAGACGCAACGCGCAAGCTATTACAGCCGAAAGACGTGCTAGACGATTTGGTTTTCCCAAACAACGCGGTGGCGCAACTATCTGCAAATTATATTGTAAAAAACTGGTTATCCGAAAACAGTATTAGCGTTATCTATGGCGCGTCTAACGTAGGCAAATCATTCTTCACGCTGAGCCTAGCCTACCATGTGGCGGCGGGAAAAGAATTTTTCGGGAACCGCGTAAAGCAAGGCAGCGTATTATATTTATCCACAGAGGGCGGCACATCATTCATCAACCGCCTAGTTGCGCTGGGCAACCAGCTAGGCAAAGAAAACGTGCCACTGGCAGTACGCCCTAGCCCAATAAACCTATATGACGCGGCAGAGGATATAGCCAAGGTCGAAAAGATTATCCAAGAAATGACGCGGCGATACGGTAAGGTGTCACTGCTGGTTATCGACACACTGGCACGCGCTACGGCTGGATCATTCGACGAAAACAACAACAGCGAAATGTCGAAACTTATTGCTGGTCTGGATGCAATACGGGAAAGAACGGGGGTACACATCTTGCTTGTGCATCACAGCGGCAAGGATTCAAGCAAGGGTAGTCGTGGGGCTTCCAGTTTGAAAGCCGCATGTGATACAGAAATTGAACTATCGTTTGATGATGAAACACATGTAAGAACAGCACGCGCAACAAAACAGCGCGACATGGAAACGGGGGCAGAACTAAACTTTATTCTGCAACCAGAGGAACTGGGCAAGGATGAGGATGGCGATGCTGTTACGACATGCGTCATTCGTGAAGCATCTGCCAGCGAAATAGAGGACATAGCAAAGCCACGGGTTAAGGGCAAAAACCAAAAGCTATTCAAACAAGTCTTTTACCAACTGCGGGGCGAGGGTGTGGGCTATCCCAATCCTGCTGGGGCTGGATGGCCTGACCCAAGGTCGTTTTGGTGCATTGCGGATGATGATCTGCGGGAACACTTTAAGGGCAAGCTAGTGGGGGCGTCCAATCCATCGCAGACCTATAAGCAAACCGTTGAGGCGTTACTTGGGTCAGGCGTTATAGCGGTCAATGATGGCAAAATCTGGTTCACTGATTCGGACGGCAAGGTGAAAGACACCTTTTCATAAAGATGTCCGCTAATAATTACTAATAATTAGGGGGGTCAAAAATACTAAAAACTAATAATTAGGGGGAAATTGGGGGAAAAAGTGAAAAAAAATGAAAAAAATTTGGCGGCAAAAACATGGGTGATAATAAAAAGGTGAATGCAATGAAATCAATGGGTTACGGGTACTATTTATTAGTAATTATTAGTTTTTATTATGTAATTATTAGTTCTCGGCAGGTATTGACAAAAGCTAATAAAAAAGGGACAACTTCTTTAGAAGTTGCCCTTTATTAGCTTGTTAATGCCCCAGATATTAGGTGAAGCATGGACAAGAAAAAATTTCCCCATTGGATTGCTGACAGAATAGAAAATGGAACCGCGCGGGTTTTCCCGCATGGAACTATCAAGGTTGTTCCATTGCGGACAATGGCTGAGAAATTAGCGAGCATGACGCTGGACGAATTAGAGGGGTTTGCGAACCGCAGACGATATGCCCCAGATTTGCCGCGATGGACTGAGAGCGAACGCGCGGCGATACTTGCGCGGAAATATGAACTGGAAAGGGGCAAGTGATGCGAGTGCGATTGAGCAGGCAGGAAATGGCGAACTGCGAACAGGCGGCGGCATTGCGTTGGCAGCTAGCGCGGGCAAGTGGCGTTGCGAACCAGCGCAAGGACAAAGGGCGCAGTGATGCTGATCTGGATTTGATCGGGATAAAAGCCGAAACGGCTGTGGCCAAGGTTTTAGACGTGCAGCACAATGTTTTCCAAATGGGCGTCGATAGTGGCGCGGATATGTTCTTAGGGGATATATCTATTGACGTGAAAAGTACGTTTTATGAAAAGGGGAAAATGCTTTTCAAATCGCTGGATGCGTTTCGCGCGGATTGCTGCGTGCTAGTCACTGCGACACAGGATGCGGATGTTATGAATGTCGCGGGATATTCATCAAAAGCACATTTCGAGAAAAACGCGGAAACAGCTGATTTAGGGCATGGGCCTTGCTTTGTCATGACGCAAGATAGGCTGCGCGGGATTGAATCGCTGTGGGCCTATTATAAAACAATTACACTAGATAAGGGGTAAGACATAGGCGCGACATGTTCCGCGCCTGTGGGTGGCCTTATAATGGCTGTGTGATGCTGTTTCAGTGCATGGTGGCGCGTGGGTATTCCATGACATAATCGGAAAGCGTATCCGCGCACATTTCCAGCAATTCCACGCCATCGTCGCTGGCAAGGTCATAGGCTTCAAGCATTGACAGGATCAACGCGGCAATATCTGAGAATGTCACCTCTTGCGGGATTGCAGCGGAAAACTTTTCCAGCTGTTCCTTGGTGATGCAGGATAGTTGATCATTGTCGGACATGGTTTTCCCCTGTGTGGCGTTGGTGTGGATAGTGTCGCGCCTTGTGCTGTGTAGGTCAAGCACTGGCGCGACATTGCGCAATCATTGATATTCCTTGGGCGGTACAATCCATTGCGCTTTATCAACCATGGTTTCGCAATGTGTGCATTGCAGGGCTGACCAAGCAAAATGATAAACGCGGGAACACTCCACGCAATGCGGGCAAGCTATAATTTTGCCTTGCCTTGGTGCGCGGGTTTTACCAGTTACACGCGGCCAACTTTCCAGCATTGCCGTTGTTTCTGCGGCCATCTTGCAGCGTTCAACTTGCTTTGGCGTTAGCGTTGCCGCGATTGTTTCGGCGTATTCTATGCATTCTTGTGCTTGGCTCTCTGTGTCCGCTGTGATTGCTAAATGTAAAGCTAGGGTTAGTGCATCTGTTGCGCTTTGAATTTGCATTGGGGCTATCCTTCTAACATTGTTTCAAATTGCTCAACCACAAGATCGGTAAAATCTGAATTGATTGATAGGTTCATATCAAGAATATATCGTGCATAATCCAGAGTGAATAAATATTTATCTTGGGTTCCTGCATATGCTTTGCGCATATCTTGCGTGATTGATTTAGATAAGGTTTCGGTGATTTTTTCTAGGTTGGGCATTGGTCTTTCCTCTTTTATGACACTAAGACGGGCTTGCCGTGGTGTGTGTATTGCTTCCCTATTTCATGGTAAAAGGCGTCGCCGTCTTGATCGCGGTAGGTTTCACCGTCCCACATTTCATTTAGCGTTGCGTTGATATACACATCTGCGTCAAATTCCTTGCGTAAATTATCGCGGACAGATTGCGCTAATGCTGTTTCAAATTCTGTATTGGTCATTGGTTTTTCCTCTTATTTCCAGATTAAACGCCATTTGTAACAGTCCAGCGTGATATATTTATTTCGCCGCGTTGGTTTGTCGGCGTACCAAGGGTAAGTGACAAAATGCTTACCATTTGTGTGCGATATTATCACATCCCCATTCGGTTGCTTTTCTGCGTAAACTTCTATCAATTCCATTAATCTTTCCTCTTATCTGTCTAGGTAGGTTTCAATTAGCCACGCAAGAACACAGGCGGCCAAAAGGATCAAGTTTACAAAAATCAACAAAGACATTACGCGGCCTCATCTTCTAGTGCTTCAAAGATTTCACAAACTGCGTGGCGAATGCGGCTTTCGATTTCACCGTATGCAATGCGGCACGCCATTTCATCATAAGACAATGGTGTATCGCCCCAGCAATCACTTACAAAATCTTCGCCTTGAACCGTGTTACAGTTCTGGCAAAGCATATGCGCCTTTGCGTAATAAATAACGTACTCGCTACCGTCTGCGCTTTCACTTGCCCAGTCCATAGCTTGGTCAATGTCTGCTGCGTCCTTGCAAATATCCTGTGCAATGTCATTGCAGTATTCGGTTAGCCAAAAATCGTTAATGTGTGTCATTGTTCTTTCCTCTGTTTTGTTGTTGTCATGCTTGGTGCATGTAATGGCGGCCACGCATGGCCGCGCATAGATGCATCATTTTAAAGCTGTACAAATTCTTTGTGTTTAAGGCCGCCCTTTGGTCCAACCTCCGCAACCATCCAGAAATTGTTTTCGTTACAGACTCTAACGCGTGCTACGTTGTCCATAAGATTATCAACAAAGATGTTGTTGATTTTGCGGCCCATCCAAGCCTTGCGCAAAGTTTTACGTTGCGCCTTGTTTAGCTTGCTCAATTCTTCAATTTTGCGATCGTTTGTCATTTCAGTTTCCCCTTTATTCTATGCTGCGGTGCAGCGAATCTGTTTGGCCATTGAGCCGATAACCATTAATAACAATATCACAGTGGTATCACAAGAAAAAAGAAACAAGAAATAACAATGCCTTAGCATTTTCATGCAAATTAATTTACGGGGAAAACACAGCGCAACACACATCAAGACGCAGGTTGCACACAGGCGCGCGCGAATACTACATTGTATTGCATTTGTAAACTGAACTGTTCAGTTTAGTTTTACCCGTGTTGCGCGATTAATTTTCAGACAAAAAAACAATGCAAAGCCAATTGTATTAATTCTGCCTAACTCAGTACAATTAAATGCAATTGTATTGCGTTGTATTAAATTGGGCAAAATGTATACAATCAAATACAATTGTACTGCGTTGTACTCAGTTAGACTAAATCAATACAATAAGATGCAATTGTACTTAGATGTATTGATTTAGTCTAACTGAGTACAATCAAATACAATTGTACCGCGTTGTACTGAGTTAGGCAGAATTAATACAATGCAATACAAATAAAAACAATTGTACGCAAATGTTCTAAGTTAGGCTGAATCAGTACAATAATGTGCAATTGTATACAAAGCCCCCCCGTCCTGCCCCTCTCCCCTCCCCCTATTATTATTATATATCCACACACAGAAAAATTTATGTTATAAAAATCGCAGGGCTATGTGCCGCTGTTCCTTCCTTGGTGTTCCTCCCGCGCCATGAGCCGCATAGCCCCCCCTAGCCCCCCGTTGCTTTTGCAGTAATACCATTGTAATATTTCTGAAAATTCAAAGTGGAGCATTCGCATGGCTGGTAGGCCTTTAGCAAAGAAAACATTAGCTGAATTAGAATCCCGTGGCGGCGCTGATTATCTTGAGGAGTGGCTGCTTGAGGGCAAGTCTTTGCGTAGGCTTGCCGCTGATCTGGATATTTCTGAGGGTTACTTGCGCAAGCTGATCCTTCGCACGGATGATTTGGCGCGTGCCGTAGATAATGCTCGTCGCGCTGCTGCTGACGCCCATTTTGATGCTGCCTTTGAGGAGATACAGCAGGTATCTGAGCGCAGGCAGCGTGAGATTATGGAAGCGCTGAATGGTGAAAATGGGCGAGATATTAGTGAGGCCAATGTAAATCAGGTTGACCTTGGGTTGCTTAAGCAGAGGGTTGGTCAGCATAACCTTGCCGCGCAATCGTGGAACCAAGAGCGTTACGGCAATAAGGGTAGCACGAATGTGCAGATTAATATTGGCGACTTGCATCTTGATGCGTTGCGCAAGATGAAGGTAATTGACCATGAGTAAGCTATCAGAGCAGACAATGCTGGACTTTACCAAGCGGTATTACAAAAGTCCGACTTTGTTTGTGCGTGAGGTGCTGGGCGTTGAGCCGCTGCCGTATCAGGCTGAGTTTTTAGAGGCGATTGCGTCTGGTGAGCGTAAGATTTCGATTAGGTCTGGGCATGGTACGGGTAAGTCCACTGCGGCATCTTGGGCGATGTTGTGGTTTTTTCTCATGCGTATGCCGAATAAGGTGGTTGTGACTGCGCCTACCAGTAGCCAGCTTTTTGACGCATTGTTTGCTGAGTTAAAGCGGTGGATTAATGAATTGCCGCCAGCGTTTGAGCAGGCGATTAATGTGAAGTCTGACCGTGTTGAGCATATTGCTGCGCCGAGTGAGATGTTTATTTCAGCCAGAACGTCGCGTGCGGAAACGCCAGAGGCTTTGGCTGGCGTTCACTCTGAGCATGTTATGTTGGTTGTGGATGAAGCATCTGGTGTGCCTGAGCAGGTTTTTGAGGCTGCTGCTGGGTCGATGTCTGGGCATAGTGCTGTTACGATTATGTTATCTAACCCTACCCGTAGCAGTGGCACGTTTTATGAAAGTCAGACGCGTTTGTCTGATAGCTGGTGGACGCGTCGCTGGTCTTGCGTGGATAGCCCTCTGGTGAGTGATGAGTTTGTTGAGGAAATGCGTCAGCGCTACGGTGAGGAAAGCAATGCGTTTCGTATCCGTGTTCTGGGTGAGTTCCCGCTTGCTGACGATGATACGATTATCCCGTTTCATTTGGTGGAAAGTGCCACGCATCGCGATATTGAGATTAGTGAGGAAACTAAGGCGGTGTGGGGCTTGGATGTTGCACGGTTTGGTACTGACTGTACTGCTTTGTGTAAACGTGAGGGGCCAGTTGTGACTGAGATTAGGTCTTGGCGTGGGCTTGATTTGATGCAGACAGTGGGCCGTGTGGTTGCTGAGTATGAGGCATTGTCGCCAAGTAAGCGGCCTAGAGAGATATTGGTGGATAGTATTGGTCTTGGCTCTGGCGTGGTGGATCGCCTGCGTGAGCTGGATTTGCCTGTGCGTGGGATTAATGTTGCTGAATCGCCAAGCATGAAGGAGACTTATACCAATTTGCGCAGTGAGTTGTGGTTTAAGGCCAAGGCTTGGCTTGAGGATCGCAGTTGTAAGCTGCCGCAGAATGATAAGCTCATTGCAGAGTTGACCAGTATTCGGTACAGTTTTACCTCTAGTGGTAAAATGAAGGCTGAGAGTAAGGATGAGATGCGTCGCCGTGGTTTGTCGTCGCCTGACTTAGCGGATGCTTTCTGTTTGACTATGGCGAGTGATGCTGCGACTGCGCTTTCTGGTGCGTCCAGCTCTTGGAGGGGTGCGCTACGCAGGGGTTTGCGCGGAATTGCATAAAGTGTTATTGTGCAGCAAAGGAGTTAGTCATGCCGCTGATCCAAGGATATTCGCAGAAAAGCATTTCTGAGAACATTCGCAAGTTGATTAAGGAAGGTCGCAGCCAGAAAGAGGCTAAGGCGATTGCGATGGCGACTGCAAAACGTGCGAAAGCAGCGAAAGGTAAGAAGAAATGAATGCTGGTCAAATGTTAGGATTGCTTGCTGGTGCTGGCGCTTTGAATGCGTTAAGCGGCGGTAAGGATGGGAAGCGCTTTAATAGCATCGTTGATATGTTTGACGGTGGTGGCGCAGGTCAGTCAGGTGATAAGTTTGAGGGTGGTGGGCTTTTGTCTATGCTGGGCAATTTGTTTGCTAAGCCATATGAAGCGCAAGATCGAGTTGAGCAGATTGCAGCGCGTACTGCTATGCGTAATACGCCAACCACATCTGTTCGGCCACAACCTCGCCCAGCAGATTTGAATATTCCTCTGGATGCTTTTGGCGGTGCTGGGCCGAACATTACTGGCGCTGCTGCTGAGCGTGGTATGGGTCTTGATCCGTTTGGTGGTGCTGGGCCGAATATTACTGGCGCTGCTTCTGAAAGAAACGTCGGCCTTGATGCGTTTGGCGGATATGGACCTGAGTACACTGCGCCGTCTTACGCCAATATGCCGTATGGTGAGATGGGTCGTATGGGTGGCGTTGGCCCAGATATGTATAATATTGGTCAAGGTGGGGAATTTGGCCCATCAGGATTTAACCCAGTAGCACCAGAGCAAGTGCCATATACTGGAGATGCTTCAGGCTTGGCGCAGCAGAACTTGAATAATCAAGCTGCTATGCGCTCAAATATGGCTGATTTTACAGAGACGCAGTGGGATGACATGAGTCGCGCAGAACGTCGTGACCGTGGCCTGCCAGTTACGCCGATTGATAAAATGTTTGCTGGTTCTGACGCGTTTGCACCACCACCACCACCTCAGTCAATGGTGGATCAGAATATGATGATCGGCGTTCTTGAGCGCGCTGGACTTGATCGCGCATCTCTGGAGCAGCTTGGGTATAGCAATATTGAGAACCTTTATAATCAGCACTTAAATGCGTTGCGTTCTCGCCGCAGAGGAATGTAATGGCTAAAGACCCAAAGCTCACCCGTGCTGGCGTGTCAGGCTATAATAAGCCAAAGCGCACGCCAAGCCACCCTACCAAGTCGCACGTTGTTGTGGCCAAGGTTGGCGATAAGACCAAGACAATTCGCTTTGGTCAGCAGGGTGTTAAGGGCGCTGGGAAAAGCCCTACGACTGCTAAGGATAAGGCGCGGCGAAAGTCATATTACGCAAGACACAACGCTCAGGATGCTAGCCCAGATAAAATGTCTGCGCGGTATTGGAGCCACAAGACTAAGTGGTAAATTAAATGGCAATAACAACATACGCAGAATTAAAATCGTCTATTGCAGACTTCTTGAACCGCGATGATTTAACGTCGGTCATTCCTACGTTTATTCAACTTGCTGAGTCTGACATGAATCGCCGTGTGCGTCATTGGCGTATGGAAAGTCGCGTTACGGTTTCTGCAAGTTCGCAGTACACTGAATTGCCAGCTTACTTTTTAGAGCCAATTCGCTTGCAGGTTACTGGCAGCGACTTCCGTGAGTTGGAATTAATTAGCCAAAGCGAAATGGCGGATCGCCGCCAAAGAAATGGTGATACCGCAGGTAAACCAGCATTCTATGCAATTACGGGCGGTACGATAGAGCTTTACCCAACCCCAGATGCATCTTACACCATCGAGGTATATTACTATTCGCGTATTGCAGATTTAAGCGACAGCGACACATCAAATTGGCTGCTAGAGTTTTTCCCAGATGCGTATTTGTACGCTTCACTTCAGCACACAGCTGCATATCTTGGAGAAGATCAACGCTTACCTGTTTGGGCATCATTCGCGACTTCTGCGATTGAAGCGATAAATATGGAAAGCGATAAGGCTAAATTTGGCGGGTCTGGCAAGCGCATGAAGATTAGAGCTTACTAGGCGCACACGTCGCGCGATAGACGAATGAGCGCATAGCTGCTATATTGCCAGTAACACAAGGATTTTAATATGGCGACGACAACGAATTATAGCTTCAATAAGCCCACCGTGGGCGGCTCTGAGGATACTTGGGGCGCAGACCTAAACACAAACTGGGATAGCGTTGATGCTATTTTAAGTGGCGGCACTGCGATCCAGCCAAACCTTACCGTTGGCTCATGGCAAGTCGGTGGTGTTGCCGTTACGTCAACTGCGGCTGAGTTGAACATCCTAGACGGTGTCACGGCAACCGCGGATGAGCTTAATATTCTGGATGGTGTTACAGCTACAGCGGCAGAGATAAATAAGCTGGACGGTCTGGCGGCAACTACGGTTGAGTTAAACCATGTCGTCGGTGCGACATCTGAAATTCAAGGGCAGTTAAATGACAAGGCCAACCTATCTGGTGCAAGTTTCACAGGTGCGGTTAATGTGGATGCTGCACTGACTGCGAACAGTTTTGCGTTGGACAACGGCGCGAGTGATTGGACGTTTGAGGTCTCAGAAAACAACCTGATTATCAAATATGCTGGCGTTTCAAAGATGAAGCTGGACACCAGCGGCAACTTAACAGTAACAGGTAACGTAACAGCCTACGGCACGGTGTAACATGACACTACCAGCATCTGGCCCCATATCACTGTCGCAGGTTCAGACTGAGTTTGGCGGGGAAAACCCAATCAGTATGTCTGAGTATTACCGCAATGGCCCATACATGACAGACAACAATTCGGGCGTTCCTACGGGCAACCAAATCGGCATGTCAGATTTGCGCGGTACATACAAGGCGTTCACGGTTGTATATGAAGTCATTGGCGGCGGTGGTGCTGGCGGCTTTGGCGTAGACGATGGTGGCGAGGGTTATAGAGGTACATATGCGCCATCGGGCAGTGATAGCGTGATAACCTTTCCTGACACGACTATTACATCATCGGGCGCACAAGGCGGTGAAAATTGTAAGGGGAACAGGGCTACTGCTGGCGAAAATGGTTTCGCCTCTTACTACGGCGATGGCGGTGCTGGCGGTTCATTAAACAACTACGGGGCTGACGCTGTTAATGCTGGTTCAGGCGGCGGTGGTGGCGGCGGCGACAGCGGGTCACTATTCGACAGCGGCGGATGTTCTGGCGGTGGCGGTCAAGCCGCAACGCGTCAGGCGGGAACATATTACTTAGCGGCTGGCGGTTCTATAAGCATCAATGTTGGCTCTGGTGGCATTGCCGCTGCGATAAATTACAAAGGTGGCGATGGCGCAGTAGGTTATGTCAAACTTGTTGTTGATGGAACAGAGTATACTTATGCTACCGCTGGTAGTTACGTTTTAACTCCTTAGCGTGAGGTTATTATGCCGCTTATCCCACTAGACATCCCAGCAGGATTTTACAGAAACGGCACAGACCTTGAGCAATCGGGTCGGTGGCGTGATGGTTCACTGGTTCGTTGGCGTGACGGGTCACTGCGTCCTATTGGTGGCTGGGATGACCGACTAACATCATTTAGCACAAACCCACTGCGCGGAATGCACACATGGGAGGCGCTTGACGGAACTGCGTGGGTTGCTGGCGGTTCGTCCAATGAATTAAAGGTCGCCACGGGTGCTGGTACAATTTACGACATTACGCCATCTGATCTAACGGCGGGTATTGTCGATGCCCAGATCAAGACGGGCTACGGCAACACCTACTACGGCACTGGCTTTTATGGTCAGTCGCGCCCAGATTATGGCAACTACTCAGAGGCAACAACGTGGTCGCTGGATAACTGGGGTGAATACCTCGTCGCATGTTCGCCAGATGATGGTCGTTTGCTTGAGTGGCAGCTAAACACAGCCGCAGACGCAGCAGCGATTGCAAACGCTCCGACAAGCAACAGCGGACTGATTGTAACTGAGGAGCGGTTCCTCTTTGCTCTTGGCGCTGGCGGCAATCCACGCAAGGTGCAATGGTCAGACCGCGAGGACAACACAACATGGTCGCCGCTATCGACAAACGAGGCGGGTGACATTGAACTGCAAACATCTGGCCAGATCATGCAGGGTATTCGCACCCGTGGTCAAACGCTAATCATCACGGACGTAGATGCTCACACAGCACGCTACCTTGGCCCACCCTATGTGTACGGATTTGAGCGCGTTGGTACGTCCTGTGGGGTCATTTCCCGCAGGTCAGCGTCAGACGTTGACGCTGGTGTGTTTTGGATGGGTCAACGTGGGTTCTTCCGCTTTGATGGCAACAGCGTATCCGAAATCCCGTGCGATGTTCACGATTATGTGTTTGGCGACATGAACCCAGCACAGACATCTAAAGTCTGGTCATTCTCAAATGGTCAATTCGGTGAAATCTGGTGGTTCTATCCATCAGCAGAAAGCATTGAGATAGACCGCTATGTGGCGCTTGACTACAAAGAAGGTCACTGGATTATTGGCGAACTGTCACGCACGGCTGGCGTTGAGCGCGGCGTGTTTAAGTATCCATTCATGGCATCAACGGACGTCACCATCTACGAACACGAAGTCGGGTTCAACGTAGACACATCGGCGATCTTTGCTGAAACTGGCCCAATTTCTTTGGGTGCTGGCGATCAGGTCATGCGCGTCACCGACCTGATCCCCGACGAAAAAACGCAGGGTGACGTTGAGGTGACGTTTAAGACACGTTTCCATCCCAATGACACCGAGCGAACATACGGCCCTTACTCACCGTCCAATCCCACAAGTGTTCGCTTTACAGGCCGTCAGGTGAGAATGCGCGTTGATGGCGTAAAACTTGGCGCATGGCGCGTGGGTAATATGCGAATTGATGCTAAAGCGGGCGGTCGCAGATGACGGCCCCCGTACTCCCACCCATTGGCCCAGACCTACGCCAGTGGGGTAGGCAGCTTAATGCGTACTTGCAGCGCAACTTGACCAAGTTATTTTTTAAGACGGGCGACGATAACCCATCTGAAAACGGTGTGATCTTGTGGGATGAAACGGGTGGCTATCCTGTTGTATCTAAGAATAACGAGTTTCGGCAAATTGTTCTTGCGGATGGCTACGCATTCTTTGGTCAGGATAGCGACATTACGGCTGCGGCAGTCAACACAGCGTATGCAATAACGTATGACGCGCCGCCAATGTCCAATGGTATATCTCAGGGTTCACCCGCAAGTCGCATTGTGTTTGAGGAAGGCGGCACTTACTTGCTGGCGTTTTCTGCGCAGCTTACGTCAACGTCATCAAGCACGGTGACATTTCGGTTTTGGCCGCGCATCAATGGCACTGATGTTGCGGGCAGCACAATCGTAGCAAACCTGCATCAAAACGATGCCACTTTTGTTGTGTCTCGCTCAGCGATATTCCAAGTAAATGCTGGCGACTATTTAGAGGTTATGTGGGCCACGACATCAACGTCGGGCTACTTGCAGGCGACGGCTGCAACGGGTTATGCTCCAGCAGCGCCAAGCACATCGCTGTCTGTAACGAGGATTAGGGCATGAGCGAGTTAGAGCGTTGCAAGCCTTGGATTGAAGCGGCGCTAAAGCGTTCAGGTGGAATTAACACTTGGGCAGAGGTATATGGAAAGATAATGTCTGGACATATGCAACTTTGGCCTGCCCCAAAGGGGTGTTTAGTAACTGAAATTGTGGTATACCCTAATACAAATGCCATAAACATCTTTCTCGCAGGCGGAGAATTGGATCAAATTTTACAAATGACTGAAAATGTGAAAGAATGGGCTAAATTGCAAGGCTGTTCGTTTGCTTCTTT